CAAGGCCCATCTCTCCCTAGTACGGTAAGTTCAGTGCCAGAATCACCATTCATACGACCAGAAGGGCTACAAAGCGATGAATAACGATGCAGAAGTAATACCTATTAAAAGGGGGCTAGGGTTGATAGGTAGTACGCAGCCAAGAATCCACACGCCCTTATTAAAGACCGCAAGCAAGGCACAGGAGGTTGCGGATCTGGCTGAGAAAATAAACCTGCCGCTTATCCCCTGGCAACGCTGGGTGCTAGATGATTTGCTATCGGTAGATGCAAGTGGAGCGTTTTTAAAGAAGTCGGCCCTCGTTTTGGTCGCAAGACAGAATGGAAAGACTCACCTAGCTCGTATGCTCATATTAAGCCATCTATTCTTATGGGGCTCTAAAAATGTACTTGGTATGTCCTCTAATAGAAATATGGCGCTAGATACCTTTAGGCAAGTGGCTTATACGATAGAAGATAACGATTTCTTATCTAAACAAGTACGCCAGATCCGATTGGCTAACGGCCAAGAGTCTATTGCGCTATTAAATGGCGCTAGGTATGAAATTGCAGCAGCTACTAGAGATGCGCCACGTGGTAAGACCGCAGATTTCTTGTATCTTGACGAGTTGCGAGAATGGTCTGAGGAAGCCTTTACGGCAGCGCTACCTGTTACACGAGCTAGGCCCAATGCTATGACTTTAATGACAAGTAACGCAGGCGATGGTTTTAGTACTGTGCTAAATGACCTCAAAGAACGGTGTATGTCCTACCCACCAGCTAATTTAGGTTATTATGAGTACAGCGCACCACAACATTGCAAGATACACGACCGTAAAGCCTGGACTATGGCAAATCCAGCCCTGGGACATTTAATAACCGAGCAAACACTAGAAGAGTCGGTCAATACTAACAGCATTGAAGCTACTCGCACCGAGATGCTTTGCCAATGGGTTGATAGCGCTGTGAGTCCCTGGGTTTATGGATCAATCGAGGCTTGCAGTGATAGCAATCTAGAAATACCTGTAGGCCCAGCGACCATTATGGCATTTGACATTGCGCCAACACGAAGATCAGGCGCTTTGGTAATGGGCCAGATGAAAGACGGCAAGATAGCGGTTGGCTTAGCCCAATTATGGAGCAGCGAAGTAGCTGTTGATGAAACCAAGATGGCTAGCGATATAAATGAATGGGCACGCAAGTATCACCCGACATTAATCTGCTATGACAAATACGCAACACAAAGTTTAGCGACCAAACTAGAGCAAAGCGGTTGGAGAATGCAGGACATATCGGGTCAGGCGTTTTACCAGGCGTGTTCTGACCTATCTGACGCAATGGCTAACGGGCGACTGGTGCATTCTGGCCAGGCGGATCTAGTGCAACATTTAAATAATTGCGCAGCTAAAACAAACGACGCTGGCTGGAGGATAATACGTAGAAAAAGCGCTGGCGATGTCACAGCCGCTATTAGTTTGGCAATGGTGGCGACAGAATTAACTAAGCCACAAAGAACCGCACAAATCATTGTTTAATTTGCACTAATTGTTCGTTTTAGGTATATTATGTGTATATGGGTCTATTGTCCGCTTTACGCATAACTAAAAATAAAGAATCCGTTCAAGCGCAATACGCCCCAGCAATTATGGACACGGCTTATGGCTATGGTTCATTTACAACTGGTGTCGGTAATTTCCCTGGCGGCCTCGATCGCAATTTTGCAATGCAAGTGCCCGCAGTTAGCCGTTGCAGAAACCTTATAGCTGGTGTAGTTTCTTATCTGCCACTTGAACTTTACAAAAAGTCAACTGGTGGGAGGTTGGCAAGTCCTCTCTGGTTAGAGCAGCCAGACTATCGGCAACCACGATCCGTCACTATCAGCTGGACTGTCGATAGCCTGCTGTTTTACGGAGTAGCTTACTGGCGAGTTACAGAATTATATGCCGATGATTTAAGACCATCACGATTTGAGTGGGTCGCTAATAATCGAGTTACATTTACTTCAAATAGATTTGGCACAGAGGTTGAAAAATATTATGTAGATGGCGTTGATGCCCCTATGACTGGTATTGGCTCTCTTATTACGTTCCAGGGCCTAACTCAAGGCGTATTACAAACCGCTGCCCGCACAATACAGTCCGCATTAGATATAGAAAAAGCAGCAGCTGTATCTGCGGCAACTCCTATGCCAAGTGGTTACATTAAAAACACAGGTGCGGATTTACCAGAGCAACAAGTATCGGGATTGCTAGCGCAATGGAAGCAAAGCAGACAAAACAGGTCAACGGCCTATTTAACTAGCACATTATCTTACGAAACCACAGGATTTAGCCCTAAAGAAATGATGTACAACGAGGCGCAGCAGTACTTAGCAACTCAAGTGGCCAGGGCGATGAACGTACCCGCTTATTATATTTCAGCAGATATGAATAATAGTATGACTTATCAAAACATCATTGATGGCCGTAAAGAATTTGTTGCTTACTCATTACAACCATTCATTTGTGCCATTGAGGACAGGCTCAGCATGGATGATATTACGCCAAGAGGCCACGTTGTTAAATTCGCTATCGAGGAGTCGTTTTTAAGAGCAGACACCCTGAAGCGTTTAGAGGCAATAGAGAAAATGTTAAGTCTAGGTTTAATTGATGTTGAACAAGCTAAAGAAATGGAAAATATGACCCCGAATGGAAATGAGGACACTGATGTTACTTACGTTCAGTAGCCATATAGAAAGCGCAGACGGCGAGCGTAGAGTAATCGCTGGCAAAATTGTCCCCTTTGAAGAGGTAGGCAATACCTCGGTTGGAAAAGTGGTATTTGCTAAAAATTCTATCGAGATCGGCGACCCAGGCAAAGTTAAAATGCTTATGCAGCACAGCCCAGAACGCCCGATCGGCAGAATGCAAAAATTTAACGAAGAAGAAGACGGCATTTACGCTAGCTTCAAAATTAGCGCCAGTATGCAAGGACAAGACGCATTAATACTTGCAGGTGAGCAGTTAATTGATGGATTGTCCGTTGGAGTGGACGTAAACAAGTCTGTGCAGAAAAAAGAGTATTTATATGTAACAAGTGCCACCCTTAAAGAGGTCAGCCTTGTCGAAAGTCCAGCGTTTAGCGCTGCACAAGTAACTAAAGTTGCTGCTAGTGAAAACGAAGCAGAAAACACCAATCAACTAGAAGAAAGCGAGGCTCCTGTGGAAGATTTAGCAACAGCGCCACAAGAAGCAAAGGCAGAGGCTGCTACTCCTACAGTAGAAGCTGCACGCCCAGTAATTACAGCACCACTTATTCAAACTTCTGTACGTTCACCAATTAATTCAATGGGATCATATACAGAGCACAAAATTAAAGCTGCATTAGGTAACGATGATTCTAAACTGTATATTGCTGCAGCCGATGACTCATTTTCAACTAACCCAGCATTTAACCCAACACAGTATCTAAGCGAGTTTGTAACTAATACACGCTTTGGCACACCAGCAATCGATGCGTGTTCACAGGGCACACTTCCTGCCTCGGGCATGACAATAAACGTGCCTTCACTTGTTACCTCAAGTGGTGGTGGAACTGGCGTTGCACCAGTTGTAACTGTCGAAGCAGAAGCTGGCGCAGTACAAAATACTGGCATGGAAACCGCTTATTTAACAGGCACAGTATCCAAGTACTCAGGTATGAATACACTGAGTGTGGAACTGCTTGAGAGATCAGATCCTAACTTTTATGCAGAACTTACAAAGCAACTCGAGTATGCATATTTAAAGACAATTGATACAACAGTATTAACTGCATTACTTGCAGCTGGTATGAATGGTACAAATACATCTGCTGATCTAGATGGTATCGTTGCATTCACGACAGAAGGCGCACGTACTATTTACTCAAACACAGGTTACTTTGCACAAAATTACATCGCTAACCCAGCACAATGGGGTGCGCTAATTGGTGCACAAGATACAACAAAGCGCCCAGTATTTAATGCGCTACAACCTATGAACGCAGGCGGACAAGTTAATCCAACATCTATCCGTGGTAACGTGCTCGGACTTGATCTATACGTAGACAAGAACTTCTCAGCTACTACATTTGATGATGATTCAGCAGTTATTCTTGCACCAGAGGCATTTACTGTATATCGCTCACCACAGGCATTTATGTCTGTAAACGTAGTTTCCAACCTACAAGTACAGGTAGCAATCTATGGATACATGGCAACAATCGCCAAGATGCCTAACGGAATCTTGAAGTACAAGAAGACCTGATAACACCGATTAAATAAGTAATCTCTGGGGTTTAGTAGCCCTAGCCCCAGAGAGCTATTAGCAAAGGAGTAGAGATGCCAGCAACGTTTGTTACAACAGCCGAGTTACGGGCTAATCTTGGTATTGGTTCACTCTACTCTGATGCGACTGTGGAAGAATGCTGTCAATCGGCAGAAGATTTAATTAGCCAATACTTATGGCATAACGATGCCCCAGTAGTAGGCACAGCATTACAAGATAACGTGGCAACACTTATGCTTTCTAATCCAAACGCATTTGTAACAGGTCAGCAAATAGTAGTAAGCGCTTGTGGTTCAACATTTAATGGCACTTACACAATCACTGGCACAATACCGCCAAGCACAGGCACAACTAGCCTTATCCCAGTATTTATGTATCAATATGGTCAAGTTAATTACCCTAATGGATATTCATTTGTGCAATATGCAAAAACAGCAGCTAATCAAAATTTTCATAAAGTAGTACCTTATGGCAACGCAAGAGGCCCAGAACACAAGACCCAATCTTATGCGAGCACCCCTGCAATACGAGAAGCTGCGATGATAATTGCAGTGGACATCTGGCAAGCAAGACAAGTTAGCCAGACAGGCGGGGTCGGTATGGATGGGATCAGTGCCAGCCCCTATCGGATGGGTTATCAGCTGATTAACCGAGTGCGTGGTCTCATCCAGCCGTATTCAAGTCCAGCATCACTGGTGGGCTGATGGCAGCGATCTCTACCCTACGTGGCACATTAGCAACAGCCTTAACAAATAATGGCGTATGGTCAACCTTTGCATTCCCACCTGCAACCCTGCTTGCTAACAGCGTAGTGGTAACACCTAGCGATCCTTATATCGAGCCAAGCAATAACAGCCAGACAAGCATCGCACCCCTGGCTAATTTTAAGATTTTAGTAACCACACCTGCATTTGACAATCAAGGCAACCTATTAGGTATAGAGAATTTTATTGTGGCAGTAGTAACCAAACTAGCGGCATCGACCCTGGTTTACAACATATCAAGTGTCTCCGCTCCAGCTATAACTAACGCAGCTAGTGGAGATTTATTAACGTCAGAAATCACTGTATCAATCCTAACGAGCTGGAGTTAAAATGAGCACACACGAAGAAGACTTAGCCTTCTTAAAAAAGACAGGCCAAATTAAAGACGCACCAAAACCAACTGCACAAACTAAGAAAGACGAGGAATAAAGTATGGCAATTTATCTGAATAATAACGTAGGTGTTAAGTTGGCTACCAATGCTGCGCCTACTACACCATCAATCGATATCAGCGCTTACGTAACTAACGCTGTAATTAATCAAATCGTCGATGAACTCGAAGTAACAGCGATGGGTGACTCCGCACATAAATTTGTGGCTGGTCTGCAATCAGGCACATTCACTATCGACTTTATCAATGACTGGGCAGCAGCGCAGGTAAACGACACATTAAGCGCAGCCTTTGGCAAGACCTTAGCAGTATCAGTTATTACTGTTAAAGGCACTGCCGTAGGAGCTACAAACCCTACTTATCAATTCTCAATACTTGTAAATAACTTAACCCCAATCGGTCAAGGTGGCGTAGCCGAGGTTGCTACCTCATCTATCACATTTACAGTAAACTCCGCAATAACAGTGTCCCCATCGGTGGCATTCTAACTAAGGAGTAGTAATGGCAAAGCTAAAGATAACAAGGGCTAATGGTGAAGTATCAGAGCACAAGATAACACCAGGTGTCGAGTACGCTTTCGAGTTAAAATATGGCTCAGGTATTAGCAAGGTCTTGCGTGAGCACGAAAGGCAAACAGAGATTTTCTGGCTTGCTTATGAATGCTTACGCAGGGCTGGCGCACAGATACCTTTATGGTCAGCAGAGTTTATTGACACTCTGGACACTGTCGAGGTATTAGACGAAGAAAAAAAATAACTGAGCGGTCTTCAGTCCTTTACAGCATCGCACAGCTGAGCGTAGAGACTGGGATACCGCCTAGAGAGTTTATTGATATGGATAGCGAAATGTATGCAGCAATTATACAGGTGCTAACCGACAGAGCTAAGGAGATCCGAAATGCCAGTCGTAGTAAACGGCGTTAAGCAACTCCAGAAGGCTATGAGAGAAGTAGAGCCAGAGCTGAATAAGCAAATGGCTAAAGATATTAAAACAGCAATGCTTACTGTCCGAGATACAGCACGTGGTTATTTACCACGCCAAAATGAAGTATTAAGCGGCTGGGGTAAGGGCACTGCCTCAGCTGAAACAATTAAATTTAGAGCATTCCCAGCATACGATTATTCTTTAGCAAGATCTTTAATTAAATACAATGCTGGCACAAATAGGCGCAATCGCAGTGGCTTTGCTGCTGCATTTTATGTAGCCAATATATCTGCACCTGGGGCAATCTTTGAAACCGCTGGCCGTAAAAACCGCAGAGGCTCATCTGACTCTAAAAGTCTTAACCCTAATGCTGGCATCCAGTTTATAGAATCTGCTGAATCAATTAGCCAGATGAAAGGCGAAGGCAAACAGCGAGGTCGGTTAATTTACAAAGCGTGGTTTGAAAAATCTAACAAGGTTATCCCTGCCGTGGTCTCTGCTATAAATACAGTCGCAACAGACTTTAATAAAAAAACACAATTAAATAAGGCAGCATAGTGGCTAATTTAATTGTCAGCGCAGTCAGCACCTTTGATAATAAGGGATTAAAAAAAGGCCAAAAAGAAGTATCAGCATTTGAAAAACAGGTTAAGAATTTTGGAAAAGTATTCGTTGGCGTATTTAGCGCCACCGCATTACTTAACTACAGCAAGAAGGCTGTGCAAGCGTTTGCAGAAGATGAGAAGGCTGCCAAGGCTTTAGAAATACAATTACGTAATACAGGGTTTGCATTTGCAGCACCTGCCGTAGAAGATTACATAGGCAATTTACAGCGCACCACAGGCGTACTAGATGACCAACTACGCCCAGCATTCCAGCAATTATTGACAGTCACTGGTTCAATAACTAAAAGCCAAGAAGCATTAAATACAGCTCTTAACATTAGCGCCGCTACAGGTAAATCTTTGACCGAAGTTAGCGCTGCCTTAACACGTGGCTTCTCAGGCAATACCACAGGTTTAAGTAGATTAGGCGCAGGCATTAGTAAAACAACTTTAAAAGCTGGCAAGATGGAAGACATCCTTGCTGAGTTAAATGCAAAATTTGCAGGACAAGCCTCAGCCCGATTAGATACTTATGCTGGCAAAATGGATTTATTACGTGTGGCAGCAGCAGATGCAAGTGAAACTATTGGAAAAAGTTTACTCGATGCAATAAGCAAGTTAGGCAAAGATACAAGCATAGAAAGCCTAACCGATGACATAGATGCGCTAGCCACAAGTATCGCAAGCGTTGTGAGTGGTGTTGGCGCTTTAATCAGCGTATTAAGCGATCTACGAAACGCACCTGGCATTAAGCAAATAATAGATGTTTTAAGATTTGGCAATTTATTTGATATGTTAAAAAAATTGGACAAATTGACTCAACCTGCACCCACATCTAATTTTACTTATTCACTAGGCGCTAGCGCCACTAAAGATATAGAGCGTGTTAAAGAAATTACTAGGCTAAAAACCTCTAACAAACTACGCCAAGACGAAATTAACAAAATGAAGGCTAAGTCTGAAGTAGATAAATTAGAAGAAAAGTTTAACGTTGAGCGCATAGCCTTAATGAAGGCGCTAGGCGAGGCTACCGATGCTGAGACTAAGTTACGTATCCAGGCAAAGATAGCGATACTAGACAATAACGAGGCTTTGGCTAAAAAATATAATGCTGAATTAGCAGCTAGTTCTGCGGCTAAGACTTTAGCTGATAGTGCTACTAATGCCGCCAACGCCCTTAATACTTTGCCCAATAAATACGATCAAATTTTTACCAGTTTAGTTGGCCAATTTAAATCGATGGGAATTGAAGCAGGCGCAGCAGCAGGCTTGGCTGCCTCATCTGCAAGATTACAGGCACAGGCTGATGCATTTTTTGCGCAAGCAGGTCAATACGCTGTGCCAGGTGGTATGCCATCTAGTGCGACTACAGCTGCCGCAGCAGCAGCGCCAACAGTAGTACCACAGGTAACAGTAAATACAGGCGCAGTATTAACTAGCGAGCAAGATCTTAGTGTGTACATACAAAACGCTTTAGGCAACATAACTAAACTTGGTAATGGAGCGTTAATACCTGCTGGATCGATTGCCTTCCAGTGACAGTACCAATAGTAAACGCTTACATAAATTTTAGCACTGGGCCATCCTTTGCGCAGGCTATGATTTTGGGATCAGGCATATTAGACGTAAACATATTAGAAGACTCAGCAGCCATCATTGTTGACGTATCAAATCAAATCAATTTTATACAAACCACCAGAGGCCGTAATCCTTTATTCGATCAATTCCAAACAGGCCAGTTAACGTTACGCATCGTAGATCAGAATGGCGATTTTAACCCAACTAACCCACTAAGCCCCTATGCTCCCGACCTAACACCTATGAAAAAGGTGCAGATCACTGCAACCTATGGCGCTACCACTTATCCTATATTTTCAGGTTTTATTACAAGCTATGTTAATACCCAACCTAAAGATGCTACAGAAGTAGCCTATACAACCATACAAGCTGTAGATGCCTCTAGGTTAGCCAACAATGCGCAAATAACTACTGAGGCAGGTGCTACCGCTGGCGATTTATCAGGCACACGTGTAAATCAGATATTGGATCAAATTAACTGGCCGGCAACTATGCGTGATATTGATGCAGGTTTAACTACGCTGCAAAATGATCCAGGCACACTACGCACATCACTTGGCGCTTTACAAACTGTAGCCCAGTCAGAATATGGGGCATTCTATGTCGATGCTAATGGTGAGTTTGTATTTCAAGATCGCAGCGTTACTGCTACTTCAATAGCCAACACAGTTACAACTTTCAACGATAATGGCACAGGTATTGCCTACGCTAACGCTAATTGGAAACTAGATGACACACTTATCTTCAACTCATCTACTGTTACGAGGATAGGTGGCACGCCACAAACCGCCATTAACCAGCCTTCAATCGATAAGTATTTTATCCATAGTTACCAAATCCAAGACTTGCTAATGCAGACCGATGCTGTAGCCCTGGACTATGCTGGGGCTTATACAGCCAGCCGTGCTGAGACTAGCGTGCGATGCGATTCCATCGAGCTAGACCTATACACAGACAATTACAACGCAGGCATAATTGCAGCCTTAGAGCTTGACTTTTTCGATCCAATCAGGGTGGTTACTACCCAACCAGGAGGCTCTACCCTAGACAAAACTTTGCAGATTTTTGGCGTGCAAAACGTCATTACACCCAACAGCTTTAGAGTGATCTTTACAACCTTAGAACCAGTAATAGACGCTCTAATTTTAAATAACAATATCTACGGCACTTTAGACTATAATGTGCTCAGTTACTAAGGAGTAAAAATGGCAGCAGGATTAGGCTTCAAGGATTTTCAGACAGGCGAGGTATTGACCGCAGCCGATGTCGATGGCTATTTAATGCAGGGTGTCTGGGTGTTTGCCAGTGCCGCTGCTAGAGATGCAGCCGTAACATCACCGCAAGAAGGTAATTTTGCATATCTTAAAGATACAAACGTAACCACATATTACACAGGTAGTGCTTGGGCAAACCTAGATACAACAGGTATGACTAACCCAATGACAACTACTGGCGACATCATTTATTCTTCGAGTGGATCAACACCCGCAAGACTTGGCATTGGTAGCACGGGAAATGTGCTTACAGTCGCTGGCGGTGTGCCGAGTTGGGCTGCTCCTACTAGCTCAAGTGGACCGACATTTCGTGCTAGAAGAACAACGGCGCAATCAATAAATCAAAATACTTGGACTAAGGTGCAATTATCAACAGAGGACTGGGATACTGCAAATAATTTTGACCCAACTACAAATTATCGTTTCACTCCAACAACATCTGGTTATTATCAAATAAACGCAGAGTTAACTGGCGTTGCTGCTAGTGGTAGTGGTCTTAATGCAAGCGTTTACAAAAATGGCGCTAGTTATCTTGGAGCAAATTTAACAATAGGTGCTGATGGTTATGCTGGAATTACTATTGCTGGTCAAGTTTATTTTAATGGTTCATCTGATTATGTTGAACTGTTTGGTTTTTTAACTGCTGCTGGCACACCAAGAACAATAGAAGGCCGTATGGATGGCGTTTGGATAAGGAGCTAAAATGGGTTTATATAATGAAATAATTGAAGCATATCCTGAATTGACAAATAAGGATTTTGGGTCAATAGGTAGCATCACTTTACAAGATGACAGCGATGAAGTTGGGGCGTATATTGCCAAATGGGAATACAGCCAACCAATTCCAGAGGGTTTAACACTAGGCAAACCTGAAGCGTAATGAAACCTAAGTTATGCGCCGCTGGAGTTCAGTTAAGAGATCAAGTTGATACGTGGTTTCCAGATAGGTGTACTAAAAGTCCAGAAGGATGGTTGGGCGATAGTCGTCACTCCGCCAGAAAATCGGATCATAATCCAGACGAACACGGGTGGGTCAGAGGTCTTGATCTTAATTCTAGGTTGGAGTCATCCGACAGCCTCGCACCTTATCTGGCTGACCAGATCAGAATCGCAGCCAAACAAGATCCACGCCTATCATACGTCATCTATCACGGGCGAATATGCTCAAAGATATTAAACTGGCGCTGGCGTAAATACAAAGGCATTAATCCACATAAGCGACACATACATATTAGTTTTACAAAGTTAGGCGACCTAGATAATAGGCCGTTCGATATACCACTAATAGGGGGCAAGATATGAAGATAAGCAAAAAGCAACAGGCCGTACTTAAATCATACGCACGTGGCGTATTGGTTTCATTCTTAACATTCTTAGCAAGTAACGAACTGGGATTAGATCCTGTTGTAGCTGTGGTTATCTCAGCGCTTGCAGGTCCAGCAGTCAGGGCTTTAGATAAATCCGATAGTGCCTATGGCCTCGGTGCTAATGACGCATGACACCTACAGAGTGGGCTGGCTTTGGCGCTGGCGTTTGCGCCGTGCTAACAGGCGGGCTAGTCGGGTTACGTTTCTTAGTTAAAGGCTGGCTTAATGAACTGAGGCCCAATGGAGGGTCCAGTATGAAGGATCAATTAACAAGACTAGAACAGCGTGTTGATGATCTATTTATTCTAATTAGTAAGCGATAATTTTAACATGGCTACCGTTCGCAAGCGCAAGAAGATAAGCAGACGCAGGGTGCGTAAGTCGCCCGACCCATTAAGTAAGTTAGAAGTATTTTACATTGCCAAACACGAGATGTTCAAAGCAGCACGTAAGGCGGGTTTCTCCGAGTCCGTTGCGCTGTATCTCATGGATAGCCCTGAATCAATGCCTGACTGGATCGTAGGCGACAAGGGAATTATTCCAACTATCCCTACTCCAGACGAGGAAGACGATTAAGCGTTGGCTAGTAATCTCAGATTTGCAGGTTCCATACCAATTGGATTCTGCCGTAAAGAATATCATCAAACTAGCAAGGCGGGAGAAGTTTGATTCTGTATTGGTGGTCGGCGATGAGATTGACTTTCAATCAATTAGCAAATGGAGCGAAGGGACACCTCTGGCTTATAGCGAGGATCTACACGCTGATCGTGAGCTATGCAAGCAAATACTCTGGGATATCGGTGAGTACAGTCCAGAAATGCACATTATCCGTTCTAATCATACTGATCGCTTATATAACACTTTATTAAAAGTCCCAGGGCTCATAAATTTACCTGAGCTACAGTACCCAGCCTTTATGGGTTTTGCCGATATGGGTATGACCTACCATCGTAAGGCGTATGAGTTTTACCCCGACTGGGTGCTCTGCCACGGCGATGAGGGCAATATGAGCCAGCACGCAGGTATTACGGCGCTGAACCTAGCCAAGAAGTTTGGCAAGTCCGTATTGGCGGGCCATTCGCACAGGCTGGGCGTTAGTGCCTATTCAGAGGGCGTAAACGGCTATTATAGGGCCTTATATGGCGTAGAGGTCGGAAACCTTATGGATCGCAAGAAAGCGGGCTATATTCGCTATAACAGCGCAAATTGGCAGAACGGGTTTGCTATACTTGAGGCCGAGGGTAAGACGCTAACACCCACGTTAGTGCCTATCGATCCAAAGGACGGCTCATTTACAGCACTCGGCAGGTACTACCGCTAAATCGTTACCTAATCGTTATACAAAAAAGCCTTAAAACAATCCACAAAGTCGTACACAGGTGCAATACTTGGGCTATGCCGTGAAGCGCAGTAACGGTATAGATGGGCTACAGATGAAAATACAGATTGATATGAAGGCCGCTGACTTTGAGCAGCTATGGCTAAACTCAATGGAATGGAACGGTCAAGACTGGGATAAACAGGTGGATCGATTTGAACCTGCCCCATTGCTAACTTGGAAATACGCATATTGGTTTGACAGTTATGCGGCACTAAAAATGGCCCAGGGGTTTATAAGCGCCGTGGGATCTAATCACGCTATACACAGCGATGAAGCTACAGGCGACTGGGTTATGCTGACTAACTATGCAAGTCCGTGTCACCTACGTAAAGTATCGGTGAGCGCATGACACTTGAACTGGCTATCTATTTATTTATTGGTTTAAGTATGGCCTACTGGGCACTGTTAGTGCGCATTGATGATTTAAAACAAACCCATTATTGGCGTGGCCGTAAAGATGGGTGGGATATGCACCGCAGAATGATCCAAAACAAGATCAAAACCGATGAGGTCTTTGACTATGACAAAAACTGAGCAGCTATTCGCTAATGTCATCGATACCCTGCATCGTCGAGGTGCTAATTATGGCCACCCGATTGCAAATCATAAGAGAATCGCAGAACTTTGGTCGGCTTACTTGGGCTATCCAATCCAGCCAAACGAAGTGGCAATTCTCATGTGCTTGGTCAAAATCAGCAGGCAAGCTGAAGATCCAGGAGTCGCTGACAATTACACCGATGCGCTTGGATATATTGCAATTGCAAAAACAATAACAGAAGCTATGCAAGATGAGGATGGGGTGTGGCTAGATGGCATTTAATTTAGCAGATTATGAAACAGTCGAGAGCCGACTAGAGAAGTTTTGGAAGGAGTATCCAGATGGAAGATTATCTACAAAGATCGAGCAGGCCACAGACACTAGATACATTGTTAGTGCTCAACTATTTAAGACGGAAGCCGACCCCCAAGCGTGGGCGACTGGCCTTGCTAGTGAAAGCATTAGTGATCGGGGTGTCAATTCAACTTCTGCACTGGAGAATGCTGAGACTTCAGCGATCGGCAGAGCGCTTGCGAATGCAGGTTATGCAGCTAAGGGCAAAAGGGCTAGTCGGGAAGAAATGACAAAGGTCGTAAACTACTCACCGCCTGGCAGTCGGGCTAGGGCGGTTGAAGAGGTTTTGCGTCAATCGTTTACGGTAGATAACAAGCTAGAAAACCCAGTGCAGTGGGCCGTAGATGAGTTTAAACCGCCCAGTAAGCCTAATCCTCCGCAAGTATGCTGCGATCAGGGCCATACGCTCCGCACAGGTTTAACTAAAACTACCAATAAGCCTTATTACGGTTACGTGTGCGCAGGTGGCAACAAAGAACACGCAGTCTGGGCAAAGCAAGACCCGACTGGCGCTTGGTACTTTCCACAAGATGTAGAAGATGGGAAAGGAGGCGAATAATGGGATACGTTGAAATCATAAATGGATCAGGATTCACGTTGCGACTGGAAAACGACAAGCGAACCCTGACACCATCGGTAGACCGTTGCGTTAGCTGTAATGATGATCGGCTAATACAAGACGGAGTTTATTTGGTATGCACTCAATGCCATTGCAGGCAATAGGTAGATTACCATGA